AATACGATGGTGTAGTATTTCAAGGCAATATCGATGTTAAATCGTTTTGTTCTCATCATCATTTACCATTTATTGGTAAAGCTCATGTAGCGTATATTCCATCTCCTGATGGTAAAGTTATAGGGTTATCTAAATTGAATAGAATTGTAGAGTATTTTTCTAGAAGACCTCAGGTGCAAGAAAATTTAACAACTCAAATTCATAACTACATTGATGAAGTATGTGAAGGAAATAAAGGTGTAGCAGTAATGGTTGAAGCGGGTCATATGTGTGCTTGTGTAAGAGGAGTTCGTCACGATTCAACAATGATGACTTCTAAAATGTCTAAAGCATTTATGGAAGATCCTGCAGCTAGAAATGAGTTTTATCGTTTTGTAGATAAATTAAAGTAAATGATTAATATTGGATATTCTGATGATTTAGCTCCTGAACAAAAAATGGAGCGAGTATCTGCATTATTAACTATTGTCGACAGTTTACACTTACATGAATGGTTTGAATCGTTCGGTAAGTGTGTTGTCAAATGGGGTATTCCGAAATCCATGGATAAGGAATTTGTATGCGACGCAATGATTGAATACTATAAACGTACTGAAGATTATGAAATGTGTGCGTTATCAATTAAAGCTAAATTAATTACAGACCCTATTGACATAGAATCTTTATCTTCGCATGAGATATTAGAGTTAGTGTCATTCGGTTATGAATTACCTATAACAAAAGTTATACATAAATTAAATAATAAAGATCTTCAGTTGTTTGAAGATTTAGATTCAATGAGAAGTGAAATAAATAAACAAGGGAATGAATAAACGAATAGGAATACTAATTAATCGAATGAACTTTCGACCGTCATCTGGTCATGGAATATTTATTAAAGGTGTTGTAGAAACTTTAACTAAAAGAGGTCATGTAGTTGATATTATATCAGATGCAGAACCTGAGTATAACTTTTTAGAGTCTTACGACATTAATGTATACACTCCAGATACTAGATATTCGTACACTCCACATAACGATTTATTTCAATTCGGAGACAGCTTCAATTTAGAAAAGTCTATTAACTTTAGAAATGCAATTAACAAAGCACTTACACATCATACATACGATGTGTTAATTTGCAATGACGCAGAGTCGGCATTTGTCTGTTATCAGTTAGGACTTCACGAATACATCAACGTATGTCATTACGCTCATGAGTGTGCATCTATCAATAAAGATTTAGGAGAAGAAGTATTTAAAGATTGCTATTATGATCTAATCAATTATATGATGTATTTTCCAATTACAACATTGATTCAGACAGAACAAAATAAAAGTAAAATTTTAAAATTACTCCCTTATAGCAATCCTAACCTATATGTACAACCGTATCCCTTAACCGATTCTACCCCAATAACAGTCGATACAAGAGACGGGTTACTCTTTATAGGCAGATACGAAGAACGCAAAAATCCGCAGGCTTTTATTAAGGTATTGGCCGGTATTAAAGAGAAGTATGGACTCGAAGTTAAAGCAAAAGTTTTAACTAGATCCGCTCACGTTAAAAAGTTTGAAGCTGACTTTGCATCTATAGGACATACCAATTACGAAATTAAAGCTGATGTAGTAGGAGAAGAAAAAGCAAGAATAATTCAATCTTCAAAAGTTGCATTTATGCCTTATAAGAATGAATCGTTTGGAATTGCTGTATTAGAAGCTCTTCGATTTATGCCTACAGTTGTATTAGATAAATTTGATTGGCACTACAACTTTGAAGGTATGAGTAACTTAATAGTTACAGATCAAAAAGAAATGACAGATGTAATTTGGACTGCTTACAACACCTGGGTAGTAAATGAAGATGCAGTTGAAAAAGAATTTCAAGAGTATCAAAATAAGTATGAAAATGCTTTATTAACGTTAGTAGAAAGTGATTATCAAAAGTTATTAAATTTTCAAAATACAATTGAACCTAGATTTAGATTATACGCTCATTTAAAAGAGAATGAAGGCAAATGGGTGTCGTTAAATGAATACTATAAAAATTCAGTGTTTAACAGAAATCAATTCAGAGGTTATTTGTATATTAACAATGATGTAGAATTAGTTTATAAAAATAGTAAGTATTATCAATTCTTGCAAACTAAAGAAGCTACTTATTTAGGCATTCCAGATGCCAATGGTAAATTAGAATTACCAACAGTAATAAAAGAAACAGAAGCTATTACTAGTTTCTTTGAATAATTTTTAATATATTTAGTTATGAAAATAATTTATATTCCATTAGAGGAACTACCTCAAAGATATACCCAGATGATGAATTCTGCGATATATCCAAAAGTTGATATATCTTTATATCCAAAAACTGAAATCGATACTGAAATTAAAAGAGGTCAATTTCTAGACATTGTTAATACTTGTAAATTCAAAGCAGCTCAGTTAGGAATGATTGCTGATTTGTTTAATGAGAATAAAGTAGAGAATGGTGATGTCTTTTTAATAGGCGACATTTTCTTTCCAGGTATTGAAATGATTAAATACATGGCAGAGTTATTAGGTATAGATGTAAAAGTTTATGGTATTAATTATGCAGGTAGAGCGGATAAAACAGATTTTGTACAGAAACTTTCAGGTTGGGCCGATGCTTCTGAAACAGGTTATCATTTAATTTGTGATGGCATTTTTGTTGGTAGCGAAGATCATAAAAACAACGTATGTGAATACTTTGGATTGAATACAGCGACAGTTCATACTACAGGTTTAGTATGGGACTTAGATTATATGCATCAATTTGAAAGAGACTTACGTAACAAGTTAGGTGATATACAAAAAGAAGATTTTGTTATTTGGCCTCATAGATGGTGTGAAGAAAAAGGCATTGATGAATTGTTGTATTTTGCAAAAAACACTAAAAAGAAAATTGTAATTACATCTTCAGGTCCTAAAAAAGATTTAGGTAAACTTCCAAAAAATATTGAATATCGTTATGGATTAACAAAGTTAGAGTATTTTGAATTAATGGCAAAAGCTCGATGGTATCTATCAACGGCATATCAAGAAACTTTTGGTTATACAATTCAAGAAGCTATTTTCTTTGATTGTAATATTTTAGTTCCTAACAGAGCTTGTTGTCCAGAAATGGTTCCAGATGAAAATGTTTATCATGACATTAAAAATGTAGATGAATTATTTGACACTCAAGATTTAAGAGTTCCTTTTTATTACACAACAAGATGGCATAACAATGCACAGCAAATGATTAATATTATAAAACAAGACTAATGGCGTATCAAAATATAGCATATCAAAAAAATAAAAACTTAATGCACGTGTGGGATGACAAAAACGGTCATCTTACATTTCCATTTAAAAAATACGCTTATAAGAAAAACTCTCATGGTACTCATGTAGCATTAGACGGATCAAAAGTAGAGAAAGTATATAATTGGGACGACTCTGATATTCAGCGTGGTCAAATTTACGAATCAGATATCAATCCTGAAACAAGAACATTGATTGATATGTATTATGAATCGGATGAGCCTTCAGTAGGTCATAGAGAGTTATTTATAGATATCGAGGTGTCAGGTGAGGGAGGTTTTTCTTCTGCAGAAGAAGCTTGGCAACCATTGACATCAATAGCATTTCATGATAGAGTAGGCAATCAATCTGTTGCAATCATTGTCGATTCTCAAAGAAAATTAAAACCATTTAGTAATGAAGAACTTACTTTGGAAGTTGTTCAAACTGAAATGGAATTGATTAATACATTTTTAAAGTATTACATTGACATACGACCAACAATTATAACAGGTTGGAATATTGACTTTTTTGATATTCCATATTTGTATAATAGAATTACTAAAGTAGCAGGAAAGATGTATGCAGATGCATTATCTCCAGTTAATGAAGTAATTTATTTACAACATAGAAACCGTTATAGAATAATGGGAGTATCTTGTTTAGATTACATGGCATTGTATAAACTCTTTACATATTCAGAAGAACCGTCATACGCCTTGAACTCAATTTGTATGAAAGAGTTAGGTAAAGGTAAAATTGAATTTGAAGGTTCGTTAGATCATTTATATCAAACAGACATTGATAAGTTTATTCAGTATAATATAAACGACGTAACTCTGATTGTAGAGTTAGATGAGAAACTTAAATTCTTATCTTTGGCTCGAGGTATTGCTCATAAAGGTCATGTTCCTTACGAAGACATTTACTTTACTACGAGATACTTAGACGGTGCGTGTGTAACGTATATGAAACGATTAGGAATTGTAGCACCTAATAGAAGATTAAAGACAGCAGAAGAACACGCAGCAGATGCTGAAAATGGAACTAACGACTTTGCAGGTGCGTTTGTAAAAGATCCAATACCAGGTGTATATGAATGGATATTTGACGAAGATATGTCTTCACTTTATCCGTCAATTATTAGAACTATTAATATATCGCCTGAGACTAAAATAGGTCGTATAGACAATTGGGATCAAGTTAAAGATGAAATTTGGAGTGGTAATTTTTCAAATTCCAATGCTAAACTTCGTGCAGGTTCAAAACATCAATTAATACCTACTTCAGAATTTAGACAATGGTTACTAGACAATAAGTATTCAGTGTCATCAATAGGCGTTGTATATGATTGCAATCGTCAAGGATTGATTCCAGCTATTCTAGAAACTTGGATGAATGAAAGGGAAGAGTATCGTGGATTGCAAAAGAAATACGGTAAAGAAGGTAACGCTGAAATGTCTAAGTTTTTTGACTCTAGGCAGCATACCATGAAGATTGTAAATAACTCTTTATATGGTGCGTTAGGTGCTCCTGGTTTCCGATTCCATGATTTAGATAATGCAGAGTCAATTACATTAACTGGTCAACAAGTTATTCGTCATGCGATGATGAAAGGTAATGAATGGTTTACTAAACAAACTGGAGTTGATAAAGAGTATGTAATTTACGTTGATACCGATTCGAATTACTTCTCAGCTAAACCAATTATTGATTTAATGGAAGGTAAAATAGGTAAGGAATTAAGTCGCCAAGAAAAGGCAGACATTACTTATAAAACTTCTCAGGCAGTTGAAAAGTATATTAACGACTCTTGGAATGATTTTGCAAAACATTATTTAAACTCAGACAAACACTTTTTATCTATTAAGCAGGAGTATGTATCTGAATCAGGTTTATGGATTGCGAAAAAACGTTATGCACAAAAAATTATCACTGAAAAAGGTGTATCTATTTCGCAATTAACTAATGGAGCTAAAGAATGGAAATTAGATGTTAAAGGAATGGATGTTGTAAGATCTAACTTTCCAAAAGCATTTAGAGAATTTATGTCAGGTATATTAATTGACATATTGAATATATCTCCAAAGAAAACTATTGATGATAAAGTATTAGCATTTAGAGAAGATATGAAGTCTAAAGATTTATTAGACATTATGTTCCCGACAGGTGTTAAAGAAATTTCTAAATATAAATCTAAAAAAGCCAAAGGACAAATGTTTGGAGACAGACCTAAAGGCACTCCAGTACATGTTAAGTCAGCTCTTAACTATAATGACTTAGTTCATTATCACGATTTAACAGCTACTCAACCAATTGGCGATGGAGAAAAAATTAAATGGACTTATTTAAAAAATAATCCATTAGGTTTAGATAGTTTAGCGCTTAAAGGCTTTGAAGATCCAAATGAAATACTTAATATTATTAATCAATATATCGATTATGATAAAATATTTGCATCTTCTTTAGAAAATAAGCTTCAAGATTTTTATAACGCATTGAATTGGGGCAAGATACCTCAAAATGATAATTTAGCAGACTTTTTTAGTTTTTAATATGAACACAAAGACAACAGTAATAGTAAAATTAGCAGTAGACGGCTGTCATAACTTCCCAATGGCAGCTAAACTCTTTCCAGAAGTAGCATTTTTATCAGATAGACATAGACATATGTTTAACTTTACAGTAGCGTGTGCAGTAACACATTCTGATCGTGATAAAGAGTTTATAATGTTGAAAAGAGACATTATAGATTACATTAACGGTGAATATTTTAGTGACTTAACTAGAACTTGCGAGTTTGGACCTAAGTCGTGTGAAATGTTAGCAGAAGAAGTGCTTAAAGAATTTGACGCTGAGTGGGTTGAAGTTTGGGAAGATAATGAAAATGGTGCAAGAGTAGAGAAACTGTAGTTATGAAAGTAATAATAGTACACGATCCAGTTGTATTCGATTCTGAGTCATGGGAGTCGCATATTGCATCAGTAATTCAGGGTTATATTGACTCTAAAGAAATAGAATGTGAGTTAATTGAAACTGACGACATAGTCAAACTCAAACAGCTATTTGAAGATGATCAAATTGGCCCTGAAGATACTTTTGTATTCCCAAATGCCTGGACTACAATACCAGGTTATTTAAAACATTGGGGTGAAGTATATGATGTTAAATTTAAGACAATGGGCTTTTGGCCACACGGTTGTTTTGTAAATACAGATCCAGTATATCGTCCTAAAAAAGATAGACAATGGAGAAAAGTATTTGAGAGAGTTTCACATCGTGGCATTGACGAAAGTTTTTTCATTAATGACTTTTTCAAAACTCAATTTAAACATATAGTAGCGAAGACAGTTCATAACAGTCGTCTTAAAATATGTAAATATCCTATAGATTATTTAGGAATGGAATTGAGCAATTATCAATCTTACTTCAAAAAAGATGCAATATTATTTCCTTTTAGAAATTACGAAGATTTAGATGAGCAAATACTTTACGATTTAAAACGAGTGTTTGTTCCATTAGGAATAGATATAATTATTGCACATGAAGAAATGATGTTGAACAGAGATCAGTATTTAAAAGCTCTAGCTTCTGTTAAAGCAGTATTTATGCCTTTCAGATACGAATCAATTGGTGTAGAATTATACGAAGCGATGTTATTGAATACAATTCCATTAGCAGTTGATTGGAGTATATACGGAGATATGTTACCAGATGAACTTAAATACGATCCTAGCATTACGGAAAACATTTTTAACTATTGTAAAGATGCTCCAGTAATAACAAATAAACTGAAAGATTACATTGAAAATTATGATATGTATCGATCTATAGTAGAAAATCAAACGCAACACATAACAAAGACATATTATGATTCTTCTGAATTTTTAGAAAAATTATTTGGTAATGTCTAAAGAATTTAATATATTTAATATATGGAAAAAAAGATAGTATACTTCCCGTCATTATCGAGTGGCGCTTTCGCATCTCCTATTACTAAGGATGCTGAAGTAGCTCCTGGAGTACCTTATAGATTTTGGGATGACAGAACTCCAGAAGAATGGAGATACAAATATTTTCTTATTACGGCAGGACACTTGTATAAGAAAACAGACATTAGACAAAAATGGGGCATGGATAATGGCACATTAGTGTTTGGAGACTCTGGTGGTTTCCAAATTGCAACTGGTGCTATGAAATGGGACATTGGAGTTAGAGATAAAATATTTGATTGGTTAGAAGCTAATTCAGATATTGCTTGTAATATAGATATTCCTCCTCGAGTAACGTATCAAAATAGATTTCAAGAAGCTTTAGACATTAGTATTGATAACTTCAAACACTTTGAAAAGAAACAATCTGGTAAAACTAAATTCTTAAATGTTATTCAAGGTTCTAATCCGACAGAATTCAGTCATTGGTACAATACAGTTAAGGATATGCAATTCCAAGGTTGGTGTATTGGTTCATCTAGACGATTAGTCGACTTCATGTATGTAATTGCATTGATGTTAAAGAATAAAGAGTTTGAAAAGTCATATAATACTTGGGTACACGTATTAGGTATTTCAAAAGTATCAGACTTCTTTGTATTAGCTCAGTTTCAAAGACTATTGAATAAATTGACTGATAATAGAATTACAGTGTCGACTGATAGTTCTTCGCCAGGTCAATATCCAATATTTGGTCAGATGGTTTGGACTCCGAATTTTAAAAATCAAGTATTCAATATGTTCTACTTCCCTAAAGATGGTACAATTGAATATCCTACGCATAATGGACCTTTACCTTCTTTAATTGATCATCCAGGGGTGCCTCATTTAACTTGGGACATAGTTAAAAATTACGGTACAGAAGCTGTAACTCGATTGACATATCACAATTTACATATGTATGTGTATACTGCTAATCAAGTAAATAAAATGATTGATTGTCCATTAGAGACGTTACAAGATTTAATTCCAAATGATTTAACTCAAGTATTGAAGTCAATGGAAGAAATGTTTAATGCAACAGATCCAATGCAAGTATATGAAAAGTATAGACAATTTTACGTTAAGTATGGCGGAGAAAATGTAATGAACTTTTCTAAAGAAGTTGCGAGTGAATTTTTTGATTTTTCTTAAAGAATATCATATATTTAATAAATAATAAAAACCGGTTATGGAAAAAAGTAAATTTATAGAATTTTTAAACAAGTATTATCTAGCAGGTAATACAGACAGTGCTAAATTAGTTGTAACAGATAAAACTCTTAACACTAAATTTATTAGTATTGATCAGAATGTAATTGGAGAAGTTACATTGAATAATTTTGATACTCCAGATGCAGAAATGGGGGTATATACGACATCTCAATTGATTAAGATGTTATCTGCGTTAAATGATAAAATTGATATCACTTACGGTGTAGCTGATAAAAAACTTTATTCAATTAACTTTAAAGATGACGCTTCTAACATTACTTACATGTTAGCTGACTTATCAGTTATTCGTCAAGTGCCTAATTTAAAAACTTTACCTGAGTTTGATGTTAAAATTGATTTGACAAAAGAATTCATGAATAAGTTTATTAAGGCAAAAAATGCGTTACCTGAATCAGATAACTTTGCAGTTGAAACCGCTAATGGCGAAACGAAAGTTATTATTAATTATTCAAGCGTTAATACAAATAGAATTACATTTAAGACAGATGTAGAGAATGCTCCAGATATGTCTCCGGTATGTTTTTCTGCGAAGTTATTTAAAGAAATCTTAGTAGCTAACTCTAATGCAACAGGTTATTTAGAAGTATCTTCTAAAGGTTTAGCGAAAGTAACTTTCTCTGATGCAGATTATTCTTCAACTTATTATTTAGTTAAATTAACTATTGCGTAAATTCCGACCAAATTTCCGACCAAATGCATATTTATATTAAAAGAATATGTACATATATAAAATTACTAATTTAATAAATAATAAAGTATATATTGGTCAAAGTAGTTTTAAATGGGAAGACACTTTAGAATACTATGGAAGTGGAGTATTAATTGAAAAAGCTATTAAGGCATATGGAAAAGAATCCTTTAGTAAAGAATTATTAGAAGTATGTCTTAATAAAGCTTCTTTAAATGAAGCTGAAAAGTATTGGATCACTCATTATAAAGAAAAGCTTAAGGTCGATTTATATAATTTGACAGAAGGAGGGACAGGAGGTATTACATATACTAAAGGGTCTGAAGTGTATGAACAAATTAAACATAAATTAGGTCATAAAGGAAAAAATAATCCCGGGGCAACTCCCGAGGCTATACTTAAACGAATAAATACATTTAAAACAGCTGTATGGAAGCGAGGTCAAGATCATGGAAATTATGGAAATAGCTATTGCAAAGGTAAAATACCAGTAAATGCTCGTCCAGTAATTATAGATGGTATTGAATATGAATCGACAGGAAAAGCAGCTGAAGCTTTAGGATTAAAAGATTCCGAAGTGGTAAGATATAGATGTAAAAGTAAAAAATATAAAAATTACAATTATAAATAATTAAATATGTTCGGAAATAATGAACACACTTTATATGTAGAAAAATACAGACCTGATACTCTAGACGGTTATGTAGGTAACCAGTCAATAATTGATAAAGTTAAAATTTATCTAGAAAGTGGTGATGTGCCCCATTTATTATTTTATGGAAGTGCAGGTACCGGTAAAACGACCTTAGCAAAATTAATTGCTAACAACGTTGATTGTGATTTGATGTATATTAATGCGTCAGATGAAAATAACGTTGAAACAGTTAGAGAGAAAATTAAGAACTTCGCTTCTACAATTGGATTCCGTCAATGGAAAATAATTATATTAGACGAGTCTGATTATTTAACTCCTAACGCTCAAGCTGCATTACGTAACTTGATGGAAACGTTTTCTAAGACTACTAGATTTATTTTAACTTGCAATTATGTTGAAAAGATAATCGATCCTATTCAATCTCGTTGTCAAGTATTTGCTATCACTCCTCCTTCAAAGAAAGATGTAGCAATTAGAGTAAATGAAATTCTTAAAATAGAAAATGTAACTTACAAACCTGAAGATTTAGTTTCTATCATTAATGCTGGATATCCAGACATTAGAAGAATTTTAAATTCATGCCAGCGTCAGGTAGTTAATGGTAATTTAACAGTAGACAAGCAATCGTTAATTGAGTCTAATTACATGAATAAGATTGTTGAAATCTTATCTAGTAAAGAAGATAAAAAACAAATGTTTACAAACGTAAGACAGTTGTTAGCAGATTCTCAAGTTAAAGATTATACATCATTATATAGATTTCTATATGACAACTTAGATTCATTTGCAACCGGTCATTTAGCTTCAGTTATTTTAATTATAGCTGAACATCAGTATATGGACTCTATGGTAGTAGATAAAGAAATTAATGTAATGGCAATGTTTGTTAAATTATTAAATGAACTATTTTAATGTCTGACACGTTATCATATTATTCAGCACATAAAAACACTACAATGAATCAACAAGAAACAGCTCAAGTAAATGTAGGCTTCGAAGATACAGAAGCGCTACTTTGCGACAATGAAGATTGCAAAAATGATGTCTTCATTCCAGTAATGAAATTTAGAACAGTATCAGGATTAATTACAGGTACTGGTAAAACATCAATAGTCCCTGTACAAACATTTCAATGTACAGCGTGTGGTAACATTCCTAATATATTAGATATCCAAAATGAGCGATAAGAAGGCTACAATTTTTGATCATCTAGATAATATTACGGTTAATAAAAAAGAATGGGATAAAATGTCTGATGAAGATCAAAAGGCATTTGTCCCATATCTTATCAACCGTTGGTTATCTATGAATATGGACTATATAGACCTAGTTAATGAGCTCCAGAAATATAGCATAGGGCTCCTTAATCCGTCTGAGGTGTACAAATTATATTTTGATATCCTGCCGAAGAAAAAGACTTTTAACAAATATATTAAAGGCAAAAAAGCACAGAAATATAGCGATGAGTTGGTTAAGTTAGTATCAAAACATTATTTAGTTTCTGAGTCAGAAGCAATTGACTATTTAGAAATTTATTTCGATAAAGATTTGGATACTCTTAAAGATATAATTAAGTTATACGGTAAGACAGATAAAGATATAGCAAAATTACTTAAAATTGAAAAATAAACATGGGAAGTCAAACTAAACTACATTCTATAGTAGAAAGCGTATCAAATACAATGATAGGATTAATTACGACATTAATTTTTAGTCCATTAATTTACAAAATGGTTGGTATGTCTTATACATATAAACAATTAGGCGTAGTTACAGTAATGTTTACTACATTAAGTATTGTCAGAGGCTATATCATAAGAAGATTTTTTAATAAAAAAACAAATTAGATGATAATTAGTATTAGTGGTAAAATAGGATCAGGTAAAGATACAGTAGCGCAGATAATTAAAGAAACTACTCCACACTATAATTGGCAGGTAAAAAAGTTTGCAGGTAAATTAAAACAAATTGCTTCTATACTTACAGCGATTCCGATTGAAAAGTTTGAAGATCAAGAATTTAAGAAAACTTACTTAGGCAACGAATGGGATTACGCAGATGGGTCTCCAATGACAGTGCGAGACTTGCTACAACTTTTAGGAACAGAAGCTATGCGAAATGGGTTGCATACTGACGCTTGGGTAAATGCTCTTTTTGCAGATTACATTGCAGAAGATGAATTTACAGAGTATTATACCGGCACTGAATGGACAGCTAAACCAATTGGACTTATATATCCTAATTGGCTTATAACTGACACTCGATTCCCAAATGAATTAGAGGCAGTTATTTCAAAAGGTGCAGTTACTATCAAAGTCGAAAGAGATGTAGATAATACAATAGGAGTTCTTCATGCATCTGAAACAGCATTAAATCATGTAACCAATTGGGACTATGTTATAAATAACAATGGTTCTATGGAAGATTTAAGACAGCAAGTATCAGATATTTTGAATGAATTGAAATTAATACGATATAAAGGAATTTAATTTGGTTAATCCAAATGGTTATCTTATATTTATGTATTAATAAATAATAAATAAACTATGGCTAATAAGGTAAGTAACTTATCACACATTTTTACGCAAATTCTTCCTAACAAAAATCCAGGAGATAAGGCAATATCTTATAGTCAATTTTCTATGTGGGCAACATGTCCTCATAAATGGAAGTTAACATACATTGATAAACATAAATTAGGCAGAGCTTCAATACATACAGTATTCGGCTCTGCTTTTCATGAGACTATGCAATGGTACTTACATAATTTGTTTACTCATGGTGCAAAAGTAGCTGACAATTTAAATTTAAATGAGTTACTCCAAGAGCAAATGATTAATAACTATGCATTAGCAGTAGCTCAAAATAACGATGAACATTTTTCGACTAAGACTGAATTAGAAGAGTTTTATTTAGATGGTGTAGCTATATTAGAATGGTTCATAAAACATAGAAGTTCATATTTTACTAATCGTGGATATGAATTGATAGGAATTGAAATTCCATTGTATGTACCTGCTACAGATGAAAATGAAAAAGTAATAATGTCTGGTTTTATAGATTTTGTTCTTCGTGAAATTGATACAGACAGAATAAAAGTATTTGATATAAAAACATCTACCAGGGGTTGGAATTCGACTAAAAAAGCTGATAAATTAACAGCTTCGCAATTAGTGCTTTATAAGCATTACTTTGCAAAACAATTCGGT